CTATTGGTAAGGATAAAAGGGTGATTGAATGTATAGTTCATCATCCTTTACTTTTTACTAAACGTGTGATTGAGAATCCAGAGGATATAAGGGCTGTAATGATTCCTTACTTTGGTAAGTTCGTTTTTAAGACAATGAAGACTATAGAAGATAAGAAACGCAACATGCAGAAGTTTTTACGTAAGAAATCTATAGCTTCTAAGGTACAACAATATAATTAATATAACGTTAGTGATAAGAACATGGCAAAGTTATTCGATATAATTGAAGGTAAGGTAGTAATTAATGCCGATGAACTTTCTATTCCAGTTTTTAAGAAGATATATGAATCCGATAAATCAAAGAGTAAGAAGGAATCATTTGATAAAATCTCTTATATAATCTTTATGTACAAGTGGGATTCCCCATATATGTCATATATAGATGAAGAAGTAAGAGATAGGATAGTAAAGAAAGATGTGTTTGGTAAAGAGGATTATAAGTTAGATAGTCTTATTATACAAGCAGTACAAAGATATAGAGATTTCCAACATACATTCTCCTTACAGTTTCTAGAACAGAATGTTGAAGGAGCTAAGAAATTAATGAATTTCTATAAGAGAATAGATTGGGATGAAGTAGATAAATCTGGTAAACCCATTTATTCATCTAGAGATTTAGCAGCGAATTTAGAGAAGGCTGGAGGTATATTAAAGTCCTTAGAATCTCTTAAGGAACAAGTTAGAAGAGAGGAATTAGAAACCTCAAGAGTTAAAGGTGGTAATGTAGTAGATCTATATGAAGATCTTACTTCCTTTAAGAATATTATAGAAAATTAATCCCGTTATTCGGTATGATTAAGTCTACATCGAAATTTAGACAAGCAGCAATTCACTTCCAAAAATTTGGTTATTATACAGCATCCCCTAAAGGTACTACTGCTTATAAGGAGTATTGGGATGAGGAAACTCGTAGAAGTTTATTTGGGTGGACTGCGTCAGATGGAGATTTCATATCGGGATACAATTATTTCTATTTAAATTACTCTCCTATTAGTATCGTTGAAGAACGAGAAGTTAAAATGGGAGAAGGTATAGTTAAAAAAGTAGCTAGTAGAAGAAGGGATTTTCCTCTATTCTATGATACAGATTATGACTATTTTAACTATATAGATCAAGCTGAATTACTTGGTAAGCATGCTGTAGTTCTAAAAGCTAGACGTAAGGGATTTAGTTTCAAGGGAGCGTCTATGTTATGTAGAAACTTCTACTTAATTCCAGAGTCTAAATCCTACGCAATTGCTTCGGAGAATGAGTATTTGATTAAGGATGGACTTCTTACTAAAGCATGGGACTTAATGTCTTGGATAGATGCTAATACAGCATGGACTAAAAAGAGACAGAAGGTAGATACTAAGATGCAGAAGAGAGCTTCTTATATCGTTAATAATGATGGAACTATGATTGAGACAGGTATAATGTCAGAGATCATGGGGATAACATTAAAGAATGATATACAGAAGGCTAGAGGTAAGGCTGCTAAGTTAATATTATGGGAAGAAGGAGGTAAATTCCCAGGATTAATAGATGCTTGGCAAATAGCTCGTCCATCAGTAGAACAAGGATCTACTACCTTTGGTTTAATGATTGCCTATGGTACAGGAGGATCTGATGATACTGATTATGCAGGATTAAAGGATCTATTTTATGAACCAGATGGTTATAATGTTCATTCTATAGATAATATATGGGATGAGGGAGCAACTAAGAAATGTGGGTTCTTTGTACCACAATACTCTAATCTAGGTGGATTAGATGATGATGGATTACCATTTATGGATGAAGATGGTAATACTTTAAAGAATAAAGCAATTGCATACTGTCTTCGAAAGAGACAAGAAGTTATTGATAATGCATCCAATAAGAATGCTATAGATAGGTACGTAGCAGAGAATTGTTTCAATCCTATGGAAGCTACTCTTCAATTGAGTGGTAATATATTCCCTAAGAAAGATCTTATTAATCAACTATCTTATATAAGGAATAGTGAAGCAATTAAGAACTATAAACAAGTAGGTGAGTTATTCTTCGATCCATCTGGAGTACTTAAATGGAAGCAGGATAATAAGAAAGTAAAGGCATTAAATAAGTATAAGTTAGAGAAGTCAGATAGTAGAGATGGGGCTATAGTAATATGGGAACATCCTATGGATCAGATACCTTGGGGGTTATATATCATAGGGCTAGATCCATATGATCATGACAAGTCTGGAACAGACTCATTAGGTTCAGCATTTGTATATAAACGATTCCAAACCTTCGAGTATTCATATGATACTATTGTAGCTGAGTATACTGGAAGACCTGATACTGCTGATGAGTTCTATGATAATGTAAGGAAGTTAGCCCTTTATTATAATGCTACTGTTTTATATGAGAATCAGAATCCAGGATTCTCTACATATATCAAGAATAAACATCAAGATTACCTATTAGCTGATCAACCAGGAGTTATAGGTAAGATTATAAAAGATAGTAAGGTTAACCGTGTTAAGGGTTGCCATATGACTACAGAGTTAAAAGACTGGGCAGAAGGTAGACTTAGAGATTGGTTAATAGAAGAATTTGAACCTGGTAAACGAAATTTAACAAAGATCTTATCTGAACCACTATTAGAAGAATTGATAGCATATACAGATAAAGGAAACTTTGATAGGGTGATGGCAATATTTCAATTAATGATTTATAAAGAAGAACTCCACGATCTTCATGTCAAGAAGAAAGATGTGGATGAAAAGAAAATGATGTTATTTGAGAACCCTATATTTGCTATTAAAAGAACATTCGAATGTTTTTATTAAAAATTTAAGATGGATCTATATTATAAACGAACCGAATTTCCAGTACAGAAACTCCCTTTATCTAAGAAGAATGAAGCATGGCGTAAAGCCTGCACTGATGTAATCATATCTAGAGAAGGAAGTTCTTTTGTTAATGGACGTTCAAGAAGAGATACAATCAGGATCAATTATGATCTATATAACAGTAAGTTTAATGAAGATGACTTTAAATATGTTATAGATCCTTTTAATGTAGGAGATGGTTTTCCTGCTCATCCACAAAACTTCAATATAGTTAAACCTAAGGTAGATCTATTACTTGGAGAGTGTACTAAGAGACCTTTTAATTTTAGGGTATTTTCTACTAGTGATGCAGATATATCGGAGGTTCAGGATTATATGAAGGAATCTCTTATTAAGGAATATCTTGGTGGAATGGTATCTGGTCAAGAGGATGATGAGACTGAGAAAAAGATGGCAGAGATAGATACTTATATTAAGAATAGATATAATACTGCTGCTGAACAGACTGCTTATAATTCCCTACAATATTTAAAACAATATCTCAATATTGATCATGAGACTATTAGAGGATTTAAGGATGCTCTAATTGCTGGTGAAGAGATATATTATACAGGAATTATTAATGGTGAGGGTACTTGTGAAAGGGTTAATCCATACCATTGTACCTATGATAATAATCCTGATATGGAGTATATTGAGGATGGAGATTGGTTTGTAAGACGTACTCTTATGTCTCCTGCTCAGATATATGATAGACTTCAATCTATTATGGAAGAAAGTGATTTGGATAAACTTATTCAAATGACAGGAGGTTCTTCATTAAGTAGTAGACCAAGTGATGTCAACTTTAATAGTATTATCTATAAGGATAAGATAATTTCTGATGTACAGAATGATGAGTTCTTTAAAGGACAACTATTACCAGTATGGCATGCGTGTTGGAAGTCTTATAAGAAAGTAGGTACTCTTAAAAGTATTGATCCAGAATCTGGACAAGAAATAGAGGATCTAGTTGATGAAACATATCAGTTAGATGAGAGTGAAAAAGAGATGGGTACTACAATCGAATGGGATTGGATTAGTGAAATATGGGAAGGATATAGGGTAGGTACAGATATCTATCTTGGTATACAACCTGTACAGTATCAATACCATTCATTAGAGAAACCCAAGACATCTAAACTTCCTTATATTGGTGCTAGATATAATGCTACTAATACTAGGAATATGTCATTAATAGATCTAATGAAACCTCTACAATATATGTATATTGTGATATGGTATCGTTTAGAATTGGCTATTGCTAGGGATAAGGGGCGTATTATTAACATGGATATTACTCAAATCCCTAAATCTATGGGGATTGATGTAAAGAAATGGATGCATTATTTATCTTCTCTTGGTGTCAATCTTATCAATCCTTATGAGGAAGGGTGGGATATACCTGGACGTGAGGGAGGTAGACCAGCTCAATATCAAGCTATGACAGCCCAGGATTTGGGAATGTCTGCTGTGATTGCTGACTATATTAGACTCTTAGATAAGATTGAGGATATGGCTGGAGAGATCTCTGGTGTATCTAGACAACGTCAAGGAGAGATATCATCTAGTGAATTAGTAGGCAATGTACAACGAGCTACTATTCAATCATCACATATTACAGAACCTCTATTTGAGATTCATAATAATATCATTAAACGACTCTATACTTCTCTACTAAATGTATCCAAATTTGCTTGGTCTGAGAATAAGAAGAAGAAACTACAGTTTGTTGTAGATGATTTCTGTAGGAAATTCATTGATTTAAATGATGATTTTCTATATTCAGATTTCGATGTGTTTGTAGCAGATTCTAGTAAAGAGAATGCTAATCTTGAGGCATTACGTACGCTTGCTCAACCAGCTATTCAGAATGGAGCAACTCTTAGCGATGCTGCCCTAATACTTACTACTGATTCTATTTCTGAAATAAGACGTAAGTTAAAAGATATAGAGGATCGTAGAGCGCAGATGCAACAGGAACAAGAACAGCAGCAACAACAAGTTCAGATGCAGATGCAACAAATGCAGATGGAACAACTTTCTGAAGATCGTAGGATTAAAGAAGAAGATTCTATTAGAAAAGCAGAGGCATCTATAGAAGTAGCTAGAATAATGGCAGCGTCTAAACAAGAAGTTAGTGAACCTGAAACTATTGGGATAGATACTGAATATGAACAAATGTTAAAAGCAGATCTCGCTAGAGAAAAGAATGCTGCTGATGATAGATATAAACAAGCTACTGTTGCTGAGACTATTCGTAAGAATAAGGCACAAGAGGCAATTAAGAAACAAGAAATCGAAATTAAACGGAAACAGGCTAATAAGCCAGTAAGTAAGAAGTAATGGAAATAAAGAAACCTAGTTTAAAAGATAATGAGTTAACTAAAACTAAAAGTGCTCCTAGACTTAAACCTGAGATGTATGATGCATTAAATGGACAAGTAGTTATAGAATTAAATACTGTAAGTCTATTTCAATCTATGTATGCGTGTACAGAAGCTAAAGGATTTTCTGGTGCTTCTAAGTTCTTTCAGGATAGGGTTAAAGAAGAACAAGGGCATGTTAATAGGGTTTATCAATATATGTTAGATAAAGGGATGCATCCTATAACACCTATTATACAAGCACCTACATTTGAGTATATAGATCTATATGATATTATAGAGTCTTGTAGAGAATATCAAGTTGGTGTAACTCAATCATATGAGAAGATAGGAGAATTAGCTATATCTTTAGGTGATCATACTACATATAGTTTTATCCAATTTTTTCTAGAAGATCAGATTAAAGAAGAGGCAACTTTTATAACACTTTGTGATCAGTATAAGACATTGGCAATAGGTGGTATGACTGGATTAGCATGGATGAAGTTAGATAAACTAATGGGTAATCTAGTTAAAGATTAAAGAATAATAATAATTAAATAATTTTATGGCAGAAGATATTAAAAGTTCATTCGGTGGATTTGATGCATTAGTTGGAGATTTGCTAAGAGATGCAAGTAGTCCTTCTAATAATATGACAGATCCAGATGAGATGAAAAGACAGATGGAGTCTCTTGGGGAAACTAAAGATTTGGACTCTGAACCTGCTGGTAAAGGTAAACTTAAAGAGCCTACCGGAGGATTTAGGGATGAACGTACTGATAAAAGTAAGACACCCCAATTAAAGAATGTAGATCCAGATTCTTTTAAGAAAGAAGTCTTAGATGATGAAGAAGAAATAGAGGATGAGGTAGATGAGTCTGATAAGGATGCGTCTGATAAGAGTAAGAAAGAGGACAAAAAGAAAAAAGAAGTTTCTGAGGAATCTGATAGTACTCTTAAGGATAAGGGTAAAGAAGGAAATGATAATGAGATTGATGTAGAAGAAACTGAACTAGTTGGTGCATTCTCTGAATTATTTGCTGAGGAATTAGGTTGGAAGTTTGAAGAAGGGGAGAAACCTTCTAGTATTAAAGATCTTGTTAAGTATATGCAGGATGTTATTACAGCAAACTCAGAACCAGATTTCGCTAGTGATGAGATTAAAGAACTAGATGAATTTGTTAGAGAAGGAGGAAGTGTTAAAGATTTCTATAGTAAAGTATATAAGTCTGAAATTAATATTGACTCTGTAGATTTAACAAAAGTAGATAGTCAGAAAGCAGTAATTAGAGAGAATCTTCGTAATCGTGGTTACTCTGAACAACGTATAGATAAATTAATTTCTAGGTATGAGGAACAGGATGCTTTAGAAGAAGAAGCAACTGATTCTTTAGAAGAAGTTAAGGAATCGAGAGAAAAAACTAAGCAACAGCTATTAGCAAATCAGAAGATTGCGCAGCAGGAGGCAATAGACTCTCAACTAATGTTTGTACAGAACGTAGAGAAAATTATCAAAGATACTGAAAGTATCAGGGGTATTTCTATCCCAGATAAAGAAAAGAAGGCTTTGGTTGAATATATCTTCAAGCCTGGTAAGGATGGGATGACTAATTATCAAAGGGATTACAATAGTAACTTGAAGAATTTAGTTGAGTCAGCTTACTTTACAATGAAAGGGGATACCCTTGTAAACAATATTCAAAAACGTGCTGCTAGTGATGCAGTGAAGAATCTAAAGACAAAGTTGAAAGCCAAGGATAACAGTATAAAGAATACTGGGTCTGATATGGATGACAGTCGAGGAAGTATTTCACATCTCTGGGATATTGCTAGCAAAGAATTACAATCTTTTAAATAAAATTTAAATATATAATATGCAAGATAGTATATTAAATAATCTTCAACTTTATCGTACGAAATATTTTTCGGATCTAGTTGACGAAAACATGCTTTCTAATGCCTTGATGACCAAACCTTATGAGGTATCTACAGTATTATCCTATATCTTTGGTAGGTATGAGAATAGTTCTATTGACTTCTTAACTAGTGGATTAGGTAAAACAGTTGTTACAGAAAATCGTCAATATGAATGGCCTGTAATGATTGAAAGCGATAAGGCAATTGTTATTAGACAAGCCAAATGGCAGGGAGCTGCTATTACAGCCGCTTTGACTCCAGGTATTAATGGAACCCCAATTCAATTGTGGTTAGCTGAGAAATGGTTTGGTCCAGGTGCAATTCTGGAAATGGATGATAAAGAATTCCAGGTAATTGTACAAGGTACTCCTTATCAGGATGGTACTGATTGGGTATATACAGTAGTTATGGCCGATGGTCAAGCTGCTTCTTTTATACCACCTTCGTTGTTAGCTGCTGGTAGTCAAGTTAGTAGATTAGGTTCTGCTTATCCTGAATATTCAGAAACTGCTGATATCGTTAATTATCAGACTCCTTTCAAATTAAGGAATCATTTGACAACCATGCGTTTGTCCTACGATATTACTGGTAGCGCTGCTGCATCTGTTATGGTTATAGCAATGCGTGATCCTAAAACTAAAAAGACTTCATATTTGTGGTCAGATTATCAAGAATGGGTAGCACTTCGTCAGTGGTATCAAACTCTTGATAGGGAATTGGTATATTCTAAGTATAATGCTAATGCCGATGGTACAACCGATTTGATGGGTGAAAATGGTCGTCCTATTTATATTGGAGCTGGTTTGTTACAACAGATCTCCCCATCTAATAAGAAAACCTATACTACTCTTACCGCTAATGTACTTGAGGATTTCCTCTTTGACTTATCTTACAATATCTTAGGAACTAACGAACGTAAGTTTGTAGCTCTTACAGGTGAAATGGGTATGAAGGAATTAGACCGTGTATTGAAAGCCAAGGCTTCTGCATATAGTCTGATTGATACTCACTTTGTAACTGGTACTGGTCAAGACCTTACTTTAGGTGGACAGTTTACTACGTACAAGATGTTGAATGGTGTGGAACTTACTTTAAAACATTTCCCACTCTATGATAACATTAACTACAATCGTAAATTACATCCTGTATCTGGTAAACCATTAGAATCCTATCGTTTTACATTCTTAGATTTTGGTAACCGTGATGGTGAATCCAATATTACTAAGGTTGTTCGTAAGGGTCGTGAAATGGTTCAGTGGTATACAGGTGGTTCTGTAGCTCCTGGTCAAGGATTTGCTACATCTATCAATACTCTTCGTTCTAATGCTAAGGATGGATATAGTGTCCACTTCTTATCAGAACAAGGAATTATGATTAAAGATCCTACTTCTAGTGGGGAGTTGATTTGCGACTCACAATAACCCAAAATAAATGAATTGATATGAGACGTGGGGTCCTAAAAAGACCCCTTGTTTCTATCTTATAGGTTTAACTCTTAATATATAAATTAATGGAAGTTATATTACGCCCCTTACGTAGAACAGGTTGGGCAGGCGATTTATTCAAGTATAAGAATTGTTCAGATCGTATAGGTACTTATTGGACTCGTTCCGGTAATTTCTATACTGGATTTGAAGAGATCGAAAATGGAGATCTCAAGAGAAAAGAATTAGAGGAAAAGTTAGGGAAGAGTTTATCTCCATCCTCAGAGTTTTGGAATGAGTTTTATATCATTATAGGTAATAAGGATATATTCTTACGTACTGAAGATCCAATGGATGAATTAAAGTACATATTCCTTAAGAATCATAAACGTGTTAAGAACGGGTTTTCTGATAGTAAACCTACAGCACATTATGTGATTATTAACAAGGAATCTGAAGCTCAGGAAGCTAATAAGTTTAATCAAATTAAACGTAAGGCAATTAGAGAATTTGATAAACTATCTGCTGTACAGAAACAAAAAGCTCTACGATTATATGGACATAAGTCTGATAATATTAGTGCTGAATTAATAGAGAATAAGTTATACGATTTAGTCGAACGCGAACCAGCAAAATTCCTATCACTATGGGTTGATAATGATAAACGTGAGACAGAGTTTCTATTACAAGAAGCTGTTGCCAAGAATGTAATCAGACGTAATAAATCTGAGTACAAATATGGGACAGATACTATAGGACATACTAAGGATGATGCAATCATATATTTAGATAGTCCTGAGAATAGAGATCTCAAAGCAATCATAACTGGTGAAGTTAATAGCAAATAGATAATAAAGACCTACATTGAACGATCTATCAAAAGACATAGATTTATATCACTTTATAGAGATCGTTTAACTACGGACTTAAAAATGGCCTTTATGAGGCTTTAATTAATAAAGGTATATGACAGTATCCGAAATGCATCAGGCATTTAGATTACAACTTGATAAATCTTCTTCTTTGGTAGGAAACCCTGATTTCCTGCCAGAGGAGATTGACTATTGGCTTAATGAAGCACAGGATAGATTTATTAAGCAAAGACTATATGGTAATAACTTTAAACAAGAGAAGTATGATCATACTCAAAAGAGAATTGATGATATTAAGAGTATTGTAGTTGTATCAGGTTCTATAAGTTTGTATGCGTCTGGTTTAGGAAGTAATGTTAAGGAAGGATCATTACCAATTAGTGATGCAACTTCTCCATACTTATTTTATATTAATTCTACTACATCTGATGCAACAAGTAGAGTGTTGCAGGCAGGTAATATAATTAAGTTTGATGATATAAGTGATTATCTTAAAGATCTTATAAACGATCCTTATATACGTAGACCTCTTGTTTCTTTTTATGGAGATAAGATTGTGTTTGTATATGGAGATGAATTTGTGCCAACTGGTTGTGATATTACTTATGTGAAGAGACCTAAGAAACTTGTTAGTGGAACTCCAGGAACATATGAGACTAATACCTGTGAATTATCTAGTCATACTCATCCTGAAATAGTTATTATAGCAGTTGATATGGTAATAGAAAATACAGAGTCTACTAGAGTACAGACTTTTGAACAAATTAATGCATCTAAAGTAGAGTAACGCTCATAAAATTCGCTAATATGACAGCAAGAGAAATGCAAATATCGTTTGTTACTGAGTTATCTAATATAGGAAAATCTGTTGAATCTTCAGAGATGCCTGGATCAGATATTATTTTCTATTTTATTAATAAGGCTGTAGAGAAGTTTGTAAAGACTAGATATAGTGGAATGAATTCTAAAGGAGAATCATTTGAACAGACTCAGAAACGTATAGAAGATCTTAGAACACTTCTATCTGAATCTACTATTTCCACATCAACTAGCACGATTAAACCCAATGCTTATAAAGCAGATTTACCAAATGATTACTTTATAACTGCTTCTGAAGAAGTAGATATATATTTTGTTAAAGATTCTATTCCTGTAACTGAAAGACAGGGAATTAAAGAGATTACCTCAGATCGTTATAGACACGAAATAGATAATCCTTTTGGAGGACATATCCTTCACTATGGACTAGCTAGACCTCTTAGATTATATCAAGGAGAAGATGTTCTATTAATATCTGATGGAAATTACACCGTACCAACCTATTATCTCAGATATATCAAATATCCCGTAGTTGTTGCACTACCATCTACTAATTGTGATCTACCTAATCATACTCATTCTGAAATCATTAAATTAGCAATAGGTATGTTTTTAGAGAACATTACAGATAAACGGTATGGATCTTACTCCAATGAAATTAATACCATGGAGTAATATTAAAGTATACATTATTTTCGGGTTTAACGTGGAAACGCCACATTAACTTGTGATTAAAATAGCGGAGTAGGAAGACCCGTACATTAATACAATGTGCGCTTCAAACTCAACCGAGCGTATGTATACATATGTATTAATAATTAAATAATAAAAATAATAAATTATGCTTAATAGAGTAAATAAAGTCTTAATTGGCAAAAGTGTTGTTGGAAATGGCACTATTCTCTACGGTACGTCTCATGATTTTGAGGCAGGTGAAATAGCTATATTAGATAAAAATATGACGTTATTGGCACCAGGTTCCACTATAAATGATACTGATACTATTTATATCGCAGAAATACAGGTAGGAACATATGATGTAGTTGGAGAAACAGGTGTTTCTGTAACAGGTATTAATAAACTTTTAATATCAGATCCTATTGTAGGTAATTCTATAAAAAGTTATAGTGGTCGTAGTTATTCTGCTGCTGTAGAACAGGTTGTTACTATTACACCTACATTAACTCCTGTAGTTGGTACAGAATATGTTCTTCGTATAGTGTATACTGATACTCGTGAGAAACCGGGTCAGGTTACGGCTACTTATCGTGTTGTTGCTACTGATGCAACCTTGGCAACATTGCTTGCTGCTTTTGTTGCACAAATTAATAAACACGTACAAAGACGTGTAGTTGCTACTGGTGGAAGTACTGATATAGTTCTTACCGGTCGTGTTATGCCTTATGATGTTACTGATTCTGTAGATTCAATTGATGAATACTATCAGGTTAATTTTAAGGTATTCTTGACGTCTGCTAATTGGGGTACTGCTACAACTCCTATCGTTTATACAACTAAACCTTTCCCAGGAAATGGTACTTGGAAAATTGTTAGAGATAAGGAGAAGTTTGCACAATCATATAAAGGTATAACTAATAGAACTTTCTTTCCAGTTATTAAACCTGCTATGAGAACTGTTGCGTCTACTAATTATGATTGCATTGTAATTGAATCTGACTTACCTGTACGTACTGCTGATAATCAGTATATCAAGAGTCAACCTATTACTACTGAATTATATGTAGTTAATGGTGCTGCTCAAACTTCTACAATTCTTTCTATATTGAATCCTTGGATGGCATCAATATCGAATTCATTTGAGGCAATTAGTTTATAATAATAATAATATAGGAGACAAATAAAATGGCAAAATTAAAAACCATTAAATCGACATACGATTTTTCTAAGGCTGGTGGCGCAATTAGTGCAATTACACTTCCTGTGGCTATTCCAACTGGATCTGTTGTAAGTAGAGTATTTATTAAAAATGTTACTAATGCAACTAGTTCTGGTTCATCAACTATTGCTGTAGCATTAGGTGGAGTGGCTGTTAAGGCTGCTACTGCTTTTGATAATGCTTCTTTTACAGCAATGAATATTTTATATAGTGCTGGTGCAGTAACTACCACTGCTACTGCAATGACAGTTACAATTGCTGTTGCTGCGTTAACAGCAGGTAAATATGAGTTTGTTGTAGAATATTTTGGTTAAATAATATTGGGGGTTAGGGCAACCTAATCCCCTTTTTAAATGTATATAAAAATATGGCATTAGTACTAGATCTATCAGTTGTAGAGAGAAATGATAGCAAAGTTATAACGTTTACAGATACATCTACTGGATGGGGAACTCCAGCAGTAACAGATCTTGCAGCAATTGCAACTCAAACTTATTCAATAACAATGGGAATAGTTATTAATAAGACTACTGAGATATTAGCATGTGATACTATTGATTTATATGGAAAGGGTCTTGCAACACCTTTTACTGTACAGAATGATTTAGTATTTACATTAGATTCTAGTATGATATCGGTTAGTGGATCTTATTTAGGAACTTCAGCGTCACTATTACCAGATGGTATATGGGATATTACTTATAAAGTACAACATTATTCTGGTGGAGTATGGACTACTGTAGCAACTAAAACAATTTCAATATTAGTATATGGACAGGTTAAAACTGCTGTATATGATAAATTAAGATTAGTACCTCGTTGGACAGATTCTGATGCGGGTAAATATAGAGATATAAAAGAAGCGGGTTATTATTATACCTACTTACAATCAATAGAGAAAAGTGCTTTTATAGCACGTAAAGATGAATTAATACAAATGTTAGAAACCTTACAAAGACTCTTAATTAATGGAAGCAATTATCCTTGGTAATCCTTTTATAGAGGACTTAGGTACTGTTACACCAATTATAGTTCCTTCTTATGAAGCAGAAGAAGCTGTAATAGAATTAACTACTGGATATAATCCATATGTTATAGGTAGTGGAGGTACGTCTGATTCTTATTGGATAAGAACTGGATCAAATATATTACGTCCTATCTCAACTAGTGATAAAATAGTTGTTGGTGGGACTTCTTTT